TGTCTGTCTGTCTGTCTGTCTGTCTGTCTGTCTGTCTGTCTGTCTGTCTGTCTGTTAAGATTGTGTTTTTAGATTTTTGACTGTCAAGGTATTTAACATATTTTCTCGCACCGCTTACGCAATTTGACACTTCCTTACTAATCATCGGAAATCCATACTTTTCGCAAACCTGTGCAAATGAAATCTTTGGCTTCAAAATCACAAGGTTATCAAAAGTCTTGGCAAACTCCTTTAACTCTGGATATTGTGTTGGAACATCTACAAACACAAAAGGAATATTTTTATATCCGCAAACTTCTCTGATTATGTGTGCCAAAACCGTGCTATCCTTGCCACCGCTAAATGACAGATATACTCCATCTTCACCAAATTCGTTTACCCATTCATTTATTCTACGTGCAGTCATGCTTATTTTTGCAGAAAGCGGAAGTGACTGCATCTGATATAAGTCTGACATTGTATGTTTTCCCATACCCTACTCCAATTCTTCCTCTGCCGGGAACTGAAATACTCCACTCAAACCCATAGTAAGTTTTTCGTCAATTCCATCTGGCGGTGTCTTCACCATCTTTACAAGATTGTGACACATATAGGCATATCTCAATTCTTCCATGGCTTTCTTTGCCTTTTCTTCGGTGGAGTATTTAGCAATAACAATGTCACTGACAAGATCATCTATCCCTGTAAGGTTCTTGTTCAAAAAATAGATTTCTCCCTTAAACCTCTGAATAACTACTTGCTCATACGGAATATCAAGTGCCCCGTCCTGTGATATAACTCTCATAAAAAACCTCCCTAATCTTTCATAAAGTCCGGTACATTCTCATCATTCTCAACGACTTTCTCCGGCTCAACTGCTGCACCGTCGGTCGCTTCGGATTCTGCTACAACAAACGGCTCTGAATTGGCGTTTTCGGCAATTTCTTCCTGTGTCTGCACATAGGTTTCATCAAGCTGATTGAATGACTGCTTTGCCATGCTATTGAAGTCCTTGCGATACTTCTTAATTGCATTGTTGCGCATTTTACGAACAATCATTGATTCCGGTGTGTCAAGCCATGCCGCGCTGATATAAGGCTTTGCAACTTCACATTCCAACATTTCATCAACGGTTGCGCATTTTCTCAAAGCATCGAAAATCTCCTCTTTCTTAGCCTTGATTTTGCTCAACTGCTCTGCTGATGCCTTGTAACGATTCTGACAAATTCCGAAAGTCTCATTCATCAGATTGTTGCGCACATGAGCAAACAGATTAACTTTTACACCATCTCTCTCTGCAATCAGATACTGAAATGTGCCGTCCTTTAATTTCAGAGGATAAACAACACGGACAACTTTCTGTGACCGTCCCATTTCTTCCCATTCCGGTGGCGTCATTTCGATACCCTTATGCTTTGGATAGGAAAACTCGTCGCCGTCTTTAACAAGCCAACAAGGATATACGGTATCTACATTTTCTCCGTAGTTACGAAGTAACGCATCGTTTCCGTCTCCCTCAATTCCCATTTCTACGACCTGCACATAGTCGTCTCCGACTCTCTTTGTTCTAAGCTGAAAATAGCACTCTCTCGGCACTGCATTAGCATTGAGTTTAAGGCTTGCGCACTGACCGACAACCTCTCGCAGATTCGATGTATCAAGTCCGTTTAAATCTTTGATTTTATCGCTATCCTTAACAAGCTGATAAATGCTTGTCATAGCTGACATGGCACACTGCTTTGAATAATCATCATACGGCACACCGCATAACTCGAAATCTTTTGTAACAAGATTCGTGATTGAATTAGTCCATTGGCTGACCGCAGTGTTAACTTTCTGTACCTCTAAACTGTTGTTCTCTGCCATAATTACTTATCCTCCATTTCACTAAAAAAAGTTTTGAGAGCTTCTACCAAGCGTTCCTTTTCGCCTTTTCTTGATATTTCTTTACCATCCTTAGACAACTTCTTATTGCTTGCGTTCTGCAAAACAAGGTTGTATTTCTTATCTCCGAGAACCTTCCTTAATACCCCTAAAAGACTTTCAAATTCAAGCATGATAACCGGCTCTCTTCCATTTACTTCTACTGTTCCAAAATCTGATTTAATCATTTCTGTTCCTCACTTTCTTCAAATTCTTTTAACTGCCCTGCTAACTTCTTGCACTCTTCCGCAACGTATTCTTCGGTGCGAATAACATCGCCGTCATAATGACACTGATTTTGAATATCTAAAATTCTTTCAAGTTCATCCCTGCGTTTCGGGAACTGCTTGATTGCATACTCGTAATCCGGTCTATCTCCTGCATGTCCGCAATCAAATCCGAACCACCACAAATCACTCTCGATTGGATAACTTGAATGCTCTCCACCGCCTGCATATGTAATGCCACCGTGGCACTGAAAATATGCTTCAATGCGGATTCTTTCATCTTCATCCAGGCAAGCACCAAGCAAAGGAAAAATCCCGCTTACTTCTCTGTCTCCGACATCAGCTTTCTTGATTTCAAGGTAATCACTGTAATCCTTTCCGTATAATGGATGATTCTTTGGAATGCCGACATAACCGCATCTGTGCCCGATATATCCAAACGTGACAATGCATTTGTATCCCGCATGTTCAAGCTCACGCTCGACAATGTACCGTTTCTCTGGCTCCTCATACTTCTTCACGACCGCCATCTTATCAGCACCGTAGGTTTCCACCCACTTCATATCCACGGTTTCATCCGTGACCGTCAGCTTTGCACCCTTGGCATTTACAACCATGTCACCGGCTTTAACAGAATCCTCGGTGCGATACACGTAGCTTCTGGTACTGTTTGGGAATTTCGCTTTGATATACTGCATAATTATCTCTCCTTTTTCACATATCCATTTGACAAATTTTCAAGAATACGCAAAAGTCTTTCGTTTGTTTCTGAGGCTTTTCTAAGTTTTTCTATAAGGCTATATTCATTACGCTCAAGGTCATTTACCTTTGTTCGCAAATCTGAGTTTTCAGCCTTCAATTTTTCAATATCATCCATGTACACGACCTCTCTTTCCTTTATTTCTCATATCTTTCTCGCAATACGGAAGAGAACAATATCCGGCTCTTCCCCAGAACCCTTTACTTGCACTCTTCCAACGCTTGCACGACATACACCGTGCATCCGGCTGTATGATGTTGTTGCTTATTCCAACTCTTGACATTCGGCACCCTCGCTTTCTTTCAGTTCATCAAATAGCCAAAAGTGTTCTTTGTCTTGAATGCAGTTATAGTCAAACCACTGCTCGCAACTTATACTGTTCTGATGGAATCCAACCGCAATACAATTCGGTTCTTCATACAAACTTTCAAGCACATCTGCCTGCTCATTAAGATTTGTATTTCCCTCAAACTTGCGGAAAGCATCAATAACTTTGGGAATATCTTCTTTCTTAACAAGGTATTTATCGAATGTGGTAAACAGGACGATTTTTTCATCATACGTGACAGATTTATCATCCACAAGATTCCAAATTGCTTCCATCTGCCCCATGTCAAATAATGATGCCCCATGACCACAATACTTTTCCCCTAAAATGTTCCACACTCGCATTGAACCAAGCCATGCGTTACTTACCTCTCCATAACTTTCAGAATCTCCATTTTCATCAAACTTAAAAATTTCAATGTGACTCATCCTACACACCCTCCACTTTCAACTGCTTATCCTCGGAAACCGTCAGAAGAATTAGCTGGGTATCAACGACCGGCACATATTCGTCATTGATGCTCTCAGCACCATCAAGGAAGATAGGAACATACATATTAAAGAACTTCTGAAAACTGTTGCAAATATCAATCTTCGCTTCAATTTCTCTGCCAGTGTTAGTCGTGTCACCGAACACCTTGTAAATGCCGGTTTCTTCATCAAGTACTGTAGGAATACAAACTTCCTTATATTCTCCGTTTTTCTGGAAATCGAACAACTTCCAACGTACAATACCGAAATGCTGATTGATTTCTTCAACAAGTAACTTATTCTTTCGTTTTGAAACTTCTTTGAGCTGATAAAGAATCCTCTCGGCATCTGCCTTTGCTTGTCCATACTCGTTCTGTTTATGTTGCATATCTGCAATCTTGTCATCAATTTGAACATTGTTTTCAGCCTGTGCAATAATCTTATTTACTTCATCAAGCTGGCTCTGCAGATCTGCTTTCTCGACTTTCAAATCAGTAACAATCTTGTCCGCACCATCAGATTCCAGCTTTTCAATATCGGCGAGAACCTTGTCACGCTCTGCTTTCAGTTTCACATAATCTTCATTCTGCGTGTAATCAGCTTCGCTCGGGATCTCGGATAACTGATTCGAAAGTTCTTCTTTCTTTGCAATGGCATCCTGTTCCTGTTTCTTTAAAGCGTCAATTTCTGTATTCAGATCAGCATTTTTCTTTGTAAGTTCGGTAATAAGTTCTTTCTTCTCGGTGCCAATAGTATTCAACCGATTCAGTTCAACCTTTTTGTCAGTGTCAAACTTAAATCTTTTTGCTTTCAGTTTTTCTTCTGCATCCGCCTTGGCTTTTTCTTTCTGGCTTTCAAAATCAGCCTTTAACTGCTCGATTTTATCTTCTGGCAACTTCTGACCGCACAGTGAACAAACAGTGCTATTTTCATCAAATACCCACTTGGATTCGTCAAACAGGTAAGGCGCTTCATCAAATGCCTTGGCATATTCTGCATTGTACTTTTCTCCAATTTTCTTCCGTTCTGCATCCGCATCTGTGATAGCCTTTTCATTACCGACAATCTGATTTTCTTTCAAAGAAATCGTCTGCTCCAGATGTTTTAATTCATCTTCGCAACCGCACAGATCAGCATCAATTTCGTATCTACGATTGGATAATTCGCGGTTCATCGTCTGTGTAATTCCGGATATATCAAGTTGTAACCGCATTTCCTTATCGCGCAATTCGTCAAGCGAATGATCGGCACCGGCAATCTTCTTATCGCATTCAGCGATTCTTCTTGTCAGATCAGCCTTGGCAAGTTCCTGCTCTGCCACATCTACATCAACTTTTGCTTTCTCCAGACCGATAATCTGATTAGGAATCGCATCTAACTGTTCAACTGCTTTCTTCTTGGAAGCGTTATTCATGGCTTCAATTTCCTCGAATTTATAAGATTCAAGTAGTTTTGCAACATCGGCAGTTTCTTTATCCATTTGTGCAATCTCTAAATCTGTTTTTTCGCTTGCCATAGTGAATAAATATTTGCGCATTTCATCCTGTTTTTTCTTCAATGACAAATCCTTGGTAAACACATTCGGGTGCGAACAAATGAGGAATTTATCAAACTCAAACCCTAATTCTTCCAGATATGCCTTAAAATCACGTTCTGTCTTAGGCACAGAATTGATCTCATATGTATTTGTGATAGTAACTTTCGAAACTCCATTTTTATCCGGTTTTCCAACTTTTCGCTTCTGCATCTTGGAAAGAGTAATCTCTTTTCCGTCCACATCAACATCTGCAGTAACGGTTGGAATGCAATCTTCTACATTGTCCGGTCTAATGTTTGGGTTACTTGCAAGTTCATAGTTCTTATCAGACATCAGCCAGTACCATGCTGAACCGATTGTGGTCTTTCCTCTCCGGTTCATGCCGGAAACCCTTGTTGTCTTGCCAAATTCGTATGTCTTATCCTTTACCCCCTTGAAATTTTCAAGTCGCAACGATTTTAAAATCATTCGCATTATTCTACACCCCCACGATTCCTTTTATTGACAACTCATATGTGACTTTTTCCACAACGCGACCATCTTTACACGTTTTCTTATATCTCCTGCTCTGCAATCTGCCGTATGCGCTTACCTTATCGCCTAAAGCAAGTGAGTCTGTATATTCTGCACACTTTCCCCATACAATGCAGGTAATCAAATCCTCTTTTCCATTTTCTCTTACGTTTTTGAGTTTCACATCACATATTTTACGACCAAGTGGTGTTTCCCTAAGTTGCTTTTCCTCGATAATTCCATCAAGACTTACTTCATTCAAAGGGCTATCATCCTCTGGCTTTGTGATTGTATCAGCCATAACATACATAAGAATGGCTTCTCCGGATCCTGTTCTCACGCGCCTAGTAATTATCTTCCCATTGACACATACTGTTCCGCTAATTTCTGTATCACAGATTTTTTCATCAAACAGTACCGGAAGTATATCTGCAACACCGCTTCTTCTTTCAACTCCGATGAAAAATTTATAAAATTTCTTACCGTTCGATTTATGGCTTTCCCTTGGTGCTGATACAACATCACCGATCAATGTTATTCTGTTCTCCATTGCTTCTCCTTCCCATTTCTCTGTCAAGAACCTTTTCAAAATTATCTTTATCATTCTGTTTCTTTCGTTTCCCTGCCAAAAGTTCAGCAAGCATACGCTTTTCTTTCGTGGAACATCTCGTGCCACTTATATACACAACGCCTACCATGCATCCTCTCTCATTCTGCGATTTCTCTTAATTCGCTTGTCAAGTTCGGCTCTCTTTCGGTCTACCTCCGACCAATAATACATAATTGCCGCAATTACCGCCCCGGCTACAAATTTAATAGCCGCTATATTCCCTACCGCGCCCTCACTATCCATATAGCACGCGGCAACCAAGGAATATTCCATTGCAACCGCACCTATGATGAATTGGATTACTTTTTTCATTCATGCTCCTTTCAGCCACTTTATAATTTAGTACCAGTCAGAAACAAACGTTCCGAGTAACGGACATGCAACAACATCTATAAAACGCACAGAACCATCTTCCACGGAATATGTAAAAGCCATTGCAGGTGTGTAAGTCGAATCTCCTGTCTGTATCTGTGCATCTCTTACAGAAACCCCATATGTTGTTTCCTCGTCAACGAAAATGCTTGAAAAACTTTCCGCAGAGTCAACCTTTGCCAAATAGTTGTCACCGCTACGAATTACCCTTGAATTAACTTTCTGAAATTCAAAATTGCTCATTTTAATTCTCCTTTCCATTATGTGTTTCGTTTTCCTCGCCCTGCTCACTATGTTTCGAAGCAGAACTCTCTACCATTCCAAGAACATATCCTTTCTGAAAATCTGTCATATTCGGAATAGCATCACGAAGTTTTTCAACAACTCGTTTTTCCTTTTCGCTCATTCAATCACTTCCTTTCATGCGCAATATCTGATTTCATACTCTGCTACGATTTTTGAAAAGATTTCACGCAATTTCTTATCATCCTCAATAATGTCCATTTTGTTCAATGCGCTGATTTCTGTTTTCGTGCATCCGCTTTCTGCCATGCGCTCACGTCTGTTTCTGATTCTTCTACTTAAGTCGCATCCGGCACGGTGTTCAAGTTCTGAATACATTTCAGTTCTCAATACATTGAATTGACAATCTGCATTTCTCTGAATCCGGTTAAACTTGGCATTGATTTCATTTCTCCAATTATCAAATACCGGTTTCACCGCTTCTTTGATATGTTCAGTTGTCTCAATGGCTTTCTGTGCTGTGTCCTGTGCCTTGGCAATCTGTCTGTCTCTCTCCTTGTCAGCAAGTTCTTTTTGAACCATCTGATTAAGAAGTCCTTGCAATGCTTGCAATTCTGGAGATAACTGATCGTTGACACTTTGATGTACATTGAAATAGGAAGAAACTAATTTTCTTTGCACTTCCCATGCCAAATCATCCGTGAATGACTTGACCAACATCAGATAGCCCTGTTCGGTAATGAGTGCTTTGCTCATAAAATCCTTGTCAGATATAGGAAACATGCGGCTTGTACGAATTTCGTCCGCGCTTACAATGAAGTAATCTTCTCCCTCAACGAAGCGTGCTTTGTTCGTATTAAAATTTCTTTTCGCTGTTCCGTCTGGTCTTTCATGAACTATGTCAATGTCCTTGAATGTAACCACTCTTTTACCTTTGTACTCTTTGATGGAAATATCTGCATTTCCAATGTGTACTAAATTATCCATATTTTCACTCCTTTCTGTGATATAATTCCCTTATCATCAAATAAGGGAGGTGAATTTTTGAACAATGAATATGTATCTGCCTACGCTATCGCTAAAATCTGTGGATGTAATGATTCTTTCAGTGATTTCAAAACCAAGTACGACCAATACTGCGAAGAAATCAAAAAATCTCTACCGAAAGAAGAAAATCAATTATCCAGCGTAGAGGTGGCAGAAAACCCATTCCGCAACATAAAACATTTTTAATATGTTTTAATGACCGGAGAAATGGCGGTAAGAACTTTGACGGATAATTCAATGTTTGTATCTTCGATTTTCTTATCGCCGTCCAAAATACTTTGGTAATCATCAACAATATCCATTGCTATATGCTGCGCTAATTCATCAAGACCGATATATCTATCCTTGTCTTTCTTTACAATTACGGCCTTTCCTTCTTCGTCTAAAAGCCGGTATCTTTTTCCATCCACTCTTTTCCACTCCTTTCTAATTAAGAAGAGAATCAACAGTTACATTTAAAACCTTTGCAACGGCATTAAGGTTTTCTGCACTAGGGCAAGATTCGTTCCATTTGCGGATTGTAGCATTGCTAAGTCCTGCTTCTTTCTCGACTCTCATAATGTTTGTACCCTTTTCATTGCAAAGTTGCTTGATTTTGTCGTAAAGCAAATCGCATACCTCCTTTTCTATAGACTTAGAAAATATTCTATTGACATAATGTAGATAATATTCTAAAATAAGTTTGCCAAATGAATTTAAGAACAGTCTCTATTTATATTTCGTAGAACATTTTCTAGTTGATAAAGCTATTATATAGAAGATGTTCTAGTTTGTCAACCCATTTTATAGAAATTGTTCTAGTGAAATGGAGGGAAATTATGACACCGCTAGAAAGAATTAGGTTATTATGCAAAAAATCAGGGATTAGCATGACTGCCCTAGAAGAAAAGCTGGAATTTAGCAACGGCTCTATCTCAAAACCGAAGGATATTCCATCATCGAGAATAATAAAAATTGCTGAATATTTTGGAGTGAGTACAGATTGGATATTGACAGGCGAAGAAAACTCCGCATTTTCAGATGAATCGGCTCATCTTATATCTAAAATAAGAAACGATGCAGACTTGGAAAACGCCATAAAAAAGATACTTGCCCTTTCAGATAAGAAGAAAAAGCACGTTTTTGAATTGATTGATTTATTGAGTGAGGAATAGTTATGTATAGAAAAGAATATGGATTTTGTGAATTGGTTAATAAAAATGTTACAATAGAAGTTGAACAAGTTCCATACAATAGCAACGAAGGAACTGTATACGCAAAAGGCAAGATACGTTGCGGTTATAGCGACACAACGTATCATTGCGAAAGAAACGATTGCCCTATATGGCGTGGTCTTGATTCTTAAATTTAATCTCAATCTCGCTCTCTCCGTCATTTCCTTCTAATCTTGTAACAAACGGAGAGTCTATTGACATATTGATGCAATTAAAATCAAGGTGAACAACAGGCATGGATTGCGCTTTCTTTTCAAATCGTATGCTGCGCACTCCATGCACGACATGACCGTCAATCAAAACTTCGCAATAAATGCTATCTTCATCAATTGATCTGATTTCAAGCTTTGAATTTTTCATTTTTCAATCTCCTTTACAATGTCAGAAATTATTATGTAGATATAACGCAAAATCTTTGAATCATCGATTTTATCAAGTAATTCAATTATCATCTTTTTAAAGTCCATAACAAAACCCCCAATCCTTATACCCCATTATAGAACGTGTGTTCGGCATAGTCAATCCCCAATTATGGGCGGAGCCATGCCAAACCCCACCCATGCCAGAACTTGAAGTGTCCTTTCGGACAAGTCCATAGTATCACTGTAATATGCATGATTTCAACATTTTTCGGTCGCAAGTTTCGACAGAAAATGTCATTGCAGAGAAGCGGAGAGCTGTTTCTCAATCTCTTCTTGTACTTTTGCGCGCCAACGCATCGGCACTTCATCAATCGTCATTTTCTTGTCTACCAGAATACGTCTTACATAAAATTTAACCATATCCTACACCTCACTTTCTGCAGCAATGCTTGCCAGTTCTTGGATTGCTTCTGCATTTGCTTCATGTCCGGCTTTAAGCTCATCAATTGCCTTTTCCATTTCCGTCTTTGTCCGCAACCGGATAGTAACGGTATATGTACCATCTTCTGTGCCATCCTCGCCCATGTTCGGAACATATGTAAACCCATCGGATTTCAGATTGGTATATTTTCCAGATGCTTCATCGTTGTGTATAAATGCCACTTCTGCAATGTTTTCCTCTGTGAAAGCATCTGTGATTGTCTTGACAGCATCGAAATTCTCCGCCTTGATCTGAATGTTTCCAAGACTTGCTCCTTCAGCAATCTCGAAGGTTGTCTGATCTTTTAAAATAATTTTATCCATATTATTTTTTCCTTTCTATGATAAAAAATGGTTAATAAGTTGCGTTCGAATATTTGTTCGATATATTTTCTTAAACGGCAGTTTAAATCACTTAGATAATTTTAAATTCAGAAAAATAATCGAAAATTGGTCTTCGGCATCGCAGGTATCTGGTGGATGTGGAATATACAAAGTAAGCGTAATAGAAGATAATTTCTATAATTCAATATCTAAACACGTAACAGCTTTCCGAAATGTTGGCGATTACTCACTTATTATATTTTCATGGAATGGTTTAGATACTTTAAATTATGGTATTGGGTTACTTGCAAGTCCACGAAGTACCACTTTTTGTTTGGTACAAGTTTGGGCTGGGGTTTTTAATTTATATGATATTTAATCTTTATTCTGCTTCTAGATACATGAAGTTAAGCCAATACGTGCCGGCTTCAAATACGCTTCGCAAAAAGACACTAGCTGTGTTTTTATCTAAATACCATTTACCTTCTTTTCCGTCCATGTTTGTTTGGTTGATGCCAGTAAACAATTTTGTTGGTAAATTTACAATAGAAACATATTCGCCAGGAGTATTTTCAGATAAATCAATACGTATAGCGCAAATTACTAAAGATCCGTATCGTAGTGCCATCGCTTCGCTAAGCTTAACCTTATCTGCAAAATCTGTTCGAGGACAATATGGTGTCCATTGAACAATTTTAATTTTTAAACTGCCGTTTAAATCACTTATCTGTTTAGCTAACGTACCCTCAACGTTGGGATTAGCCTGTCTAGCGTCTAAAGCAAAGCCAGCCTCTGTTGTTGTAAGGTTGTTGACGATGCTTTCAGGTTGCAGTGCGCTTCCGATTTTTTCTTTTAAGGTATCTGCCAACTTGATTACATTGTTGACCTGATCCATCGTAAGCGTTGTGCCGTCAACGTTAACCTTAAGCGTTCCATCTTCTGCAACTGTAAGTCCGTCTGCCGGTTTTACCACACCGGCTTCATCAGCCGTTGCCACACCGCCAGCACCGCCCACAATGGATTTCGACCAATATTCTATATTGCTCGTTACCGTTCCTGCTGGAACTTCCTTTTTTGCGAAATAAAGCGTATTGTTATAAGTCACTGCATCCAATCTCTTATATGTAGCATCTGCGCTCCAATCGCCTTTTGGCACGATTGCTACTCTTCCTGCTATAGCCATTCTAAGCCACCTCCCAATTTAAATTTCCGTCATTGTCAACGACAAAGTTATATGCCGCATTGTCCGTGTAAATCAACTCCCCATCCTCATTCACATCAAATTCTGTCATTGTGAGTTTCTTGTTAATCTCGTCTTCGATTCCCTGTGCTCGGTCTGCGCTGTCTTTGGCGTCTGTGGCAGATTTTGCAGCATTGGTTTCGGATGCTTTTGCATTAGTTGCAGAATTTACAGCCTTGGCAGATTCCACTTTAATATCTGCAAGATAATCCGGGCGCAGATGCTTTTCTTGGATACTTCCCTCTTTCACGATTGCGGACACCTTACCGTCACTGCCGATTGCAAATGCGATTGTATCAGAATCGAGAAATTCATACTCTGCAATCAGAGATGATAAGTCCACATTCTGCGTTGTGCCATCATCCAACGTGATAATCAGCTTCTGTTTCTGCGAATCATAAGCAAAGTTTACAGCCAGTTTTTCCAGCTTGGTATCAATCATAGCCTGTGAACCGTTCATCTTTACTATGGTCAATGTTCCGTTTGATTCATCCCACAGAATTTCTTTCACAAGCTCATTTGCCTTTGTCAAATCAACCTTAGACGCATCCATAGCAACCACGCGATCATCCAGATTGTCAATTGCCAAGTCCATCTTATTAAGGTTGGATTCATTTACCGCTGTTTTTTCACTTGGGAAATTCTCCCAGTTGATACGACTATATATTTTCTGCATGGCTCACACTCCTTTCTATTGCGGATAATCGTTGCTCAAAGTCTTTCATCTGTTCACTCAAATTCTTGTTCTCTCGCTTTAACTCTTCGATTTCCTTTTGCTGACTTTGAATCATCTGTATGTGCATTGCATGGAGATTTTCCTTGTCGATTTTCCATGTCTTTGAATCTCCGTGAATTGCTTTTTCATCCTCTTCGGCATCTTCTTTTAGTACAAGTCCGCTATCGGACAATCCGGCATCCTGCAAAATCTTCTCTAAATCCTGCGCAATTAAACCAAACTGCAAGCCTTTGTGTTGCGTGATGTATCCTGGTTTCCATGTATATTCAACCGGGCACATTGCCATATAAACGCTTTTAATATCCCTTAATGATTGTATATTATTTTTCAGTCTTTTATCGGAACTCGGAATAGAAATCAAAAGACCCTCGATATCCAAGGTACTTTCCCTTGAACCAAAATCAGACATTTTATTAAAGTGTCTAGGCGAATACTTGGTTGTAGAGCCATCATTAAGTGTATAGTCTACATCTGTAAAATACCCACTTGGCAGTTCGTTTTTGGTCGCGTAGCCACTCAGCGAACCGTCAACATAACTTTCTGTCGCCAAGTTTTCCCCGTTTGCATCAGTAACAGATGACAAGTCCAACTTAACATTCTGCAATAATGCATTATTTCTTCCATCATGTCCTAATATCTCTACACCAGATACCTCACCACTGTCAAAAAGCAGAGATTCTATTATATGTACTCGTCCGCTACCGTCTAGTTCAAAGTTGTTACATTCTACAATTAATCGGTTTCCTCGCAACACAATTTGGTCGGCACTTGCATTAATCATCGAAATAACCTGGTCGTTCTCATCTCTGCCTAACTTCAATTCCAGTGATGCGTCTAATTGCCCTTCCGCTTTTTGTGCACGATTGACTTCTGCAACAATGCTTTTTGTGGTCTGCTCAAACTTGGTATTTGTCTGTTTTTCTAAATCCTCATACGTGGATTGAAGATGGTCTGCGTTCCTCTCTAACTTTCCGGTACGTCTTTCCACGCTTTCAATCGTATCTCTGATAGAATTAACCTTTGCAGAGTGTGTCTGCGTGCCCTGTGCCGAGATTGAATCTCTCTTGCTTTGTACTCCGGTTAAAGTGCGTTGCAATAGATACGTTTCAACAATCTCTCTCGTGGTATTGAATCGGATTGGTTCCCCAAGTGTCAGACATGGATTTCCGACACAGGTGCAACTTTTAATCGGTGTGTATGCCGCCTGTGCCATAATAGGCAATAGGTTATTTGCAATCTGTTCCAGCTCTGCTCCGGTCTTGTCTGATACAAGAAAGTTCCCTGTAATCGAATAGTTGTTTCCGGCAGTTCCAACAATAGCACCAGCGTTATCTTCGCTTGTCTTGATTTCTAGCTGTGTGATTTCCTTGCTTTGGAAGTCCTCGTAATCAAACGTGATATAGTGTCCGGTCATGGACTCTGTATTTGCGTCAGACGGAAATAAATTGTCAGATGGAAATAAATCTTCTGCCGGATAAAGTGCGCTTGTGATTGCTTTCAGAAAGACATACTCAAACTTGCCATTCCGGTTGATATTACCAAAGCATCCGTTAATCTCACAGATTGCCGTTACAACGGTTTTTCCACTGATAGCAGACTCTTCTGTGACCGCGCTTGAATCGTCCGTCTGTGTGGCTACAATCGTCTTATTGACCGTCATAGAATCATTGGCAAGGCTTGTTTCTACTTGCGAAATTCCAAGATGCGCAAAAAAGCTATTACGGAACTGTTTAAGCGTCATTGGAAAGCTAAGTCCTGCATACCAAGATTTTACATCCGTATTGATAATGTCGTACATCGCGTCATATGCCGTAATCTGCCGTTTTGTACGGTCAGCCGTAGGAACATCGGATGCCACCTTAAAAACTCCGTATGGCATCGGATTTTCGCTATCTCCGTCAATTGTTTCTTCAATAGAGATTGTCTTTCCAATAATGTTTCCTGCGGTGTTTCGTGCCGTGAATTTTACACAATTCGCTTCGCACGCTCCAAACTTTAATTCAGACTCCGAACAAAGGCTTTCTTCGAGAGCGAACGTACCGATTTCAAGCATCGAATTGTCTATCTTCTGGTTCGTTCCAACAACAGATATAACCATCTGTTTATCTGTCGAGGAATCCCAATACTTTTCTTTCAAACTACTATTTATCATACACACCGCCTATAAATGAAAACTTGATTGCGTCATACTTAATCTTCCCATTTGCCACAGAATAGAACGTAGGCTGAATATCAGCGATATATCCGTACTGTGTCACATATCCGCGTTTTTCCGGCACGTATGCCGTGATATAGCCACCGCGCTCCTTTGCCTTGGTATAGTTCTTCTCAATATTCTTCCAAAAATCATCAAACTGCTTTTCGGTCAGCATGGCTTTGGTTTCAAATTCGACCTTTAGGGCTTTCAGTTCCACGGCATCACGATGCTCATATCCGTTTTCATCCGTCCAAGGGTCTTTGTCCTGCATATTTACATAGGAACTAAACGTGTCCTGCTTTATTAAATTGTTCGGTATGGTATAATTCCCAAACTTTACTAAATATCCGCCATATCCCATCGTTTACCTCCTAAAAATGGGTATAAAAATAGCACCTACCGTTTGGTAGATGCTATCCATTTGATTAAATTTTAAGCTACTACTGATTCCCATTCAGATTTCAGCTTTTCTACATCGTTTTCAAAAAGTTTGCAAGCGATTTCGTACAACTGCGGAATCATTCCCATTTCCCTGTCGATATAATCCATCTTGTTTCTTACTTTTGGTTTGAGTGCGCACCCTTCCATCCTTGATTTAAGGTTGCAGTGATATTTCCTTTCAAATTCTCCATAAAGCAATGAATAGCGTTCTTGATACTTTCCATCGGCACCGAAACGGACAATCTGCGTTATCCGCTGTCTCTTAGTTGCCAAGTCAATATCATCAACGAGTCCGATAATAACATCTTCTTTATGGATGATTTCTTTCTGCTGCCTTTTAATGGTTTCGTTCTGCTCTCTAACAGTTTTTAATGTCTGTGAAAATATCAGCTTAGTGTTTTCATCTGCATACGGCAGGTAAGTGGAAATAAATAATTCATCATTATTGACATACCCACCTGTTTTACGGATTGTAGGGAGAACCTCGGATGTTACCCAACGTTTGAACTTATGAAGTTTTTCTTTTCTTTCGTTTATAAGGGAGTCGTTTTGTGACACACCCTTTGCTTTCTGTGGTTGCATCTGAAAGAGCAAGGAATACAAACCGCTTTCATTAACAACCGTCATTCTTTGTTTTCCACCGGGAGTATCAATTTGTGACACACCCTTATCAGAATCATCAATATTTGAAAGGCTTCTTCTGTAATTCGTATCTCCAAATACTTCGCATATATCCTTTCCAACAAACCATGGTTCATCATCGACCATGACCATTCTGATCTGTCCGAATATTGGATTCTCAAATACCTCAATGCCGTTTTGAATCTTAAGCATAAGTTGTGATTTTTTCATTCGTGTCTACCTCCATACATTTTTATCTGAATAAAAAAAGGAAACCGTTTGTGAAATCACATTGGTTTCCTCTTTCGTACAGTATGGCGTTCAAGTAAGTAATCCGCTTCTTCACGGATAAGGTTGTTTCCTTAGTAATAAGGATAGACTATTTTTGATTTTGTGTCAATCCGATTTTGGAATTAAAATAAGCCGTGTTTCCACGGCTTATACTTTTATTCTTCTGCCACTATTGAAAATTTTACTTTTGAATTTCCATAATAGCTTGTACTGTATTCTGTGTCAAAAACATTCGTGTCCATAGGCACTTCAAAATATATTGAACCTTTAGTTTTTTTACCCGGACTAAGCGTTGTGTCAAATGTGCTGTCTATGTAATCAACAGCATAATCGTCTGCGTATGCCGAAAAATCATATCCAGAAATGTCTTGATCTTCATCTGATATATTTTCAAACTCGAAATCTAGTTTCATAAACGCATTTCCATCATCAGGACTTTGATACGCAACATCGTCCAATGTTAATTTCGCAGATGAAAATGTTATTATCAAGTCATTAGTCTCAACCGAATCGCCTAATGTGAAGTAGTCATCGTATGAATCGGTCGATTCTTCCGTTTCATCGTCCAATACTTCCGCATCTCGAATGTTTTCAACTTTTTTAGGTTGGTCTGAATCACTTTCGTCAAATACAAGTGCCGCAAAAATAAAAATAATTATCGCAACTATTGAACAAGCCAGACCCGCAATTGCAGTTCCATGTCCTTTCCATTTTTGCGTAAGTGCAATAATTGCGCATACAAGACCGATTATTGCAGGAACTACACCTATCGCAACACACGCTAACAAAATGCCTGCTATTCCGCACACTAAAGATGCAATTCCCCATCCACTTTGTTTCATGATCAAATTCCTCCCAAAAATCCTTTAACTCATTTCAGTAACCCAAAAGAATCTGTCACGTAGTAGTCGGAATCTTCCGAGTCCTCATTCCAGACAACTAGGGATAGTTGTATGTTGTCAATATTCTTTATTGGCAAGCTCACAATGTTATCATCCATTGTCCACCACGTTACATATGCTTTTTTATGTGGAGATAAATCTTGATATAACGTTCCTTCCGCCATAACATCATTTACTGATGATGCGTCAGAATTAACCGTAATATTATTGTCTGTAATATTTTCGATTGTCAAGCAAGCTATAAGTTCGTCCGGATATGTTCCCTTCTTTAGCCCCGTAAAGTAAACCCTAATGCTCGAATCTTCGTATGCAAGTCTGTTGATTTTCTCTTTCACGGTTACTTTGCAAGACATCACTTTCTTTCCGACTTTAGCCTTGATTGTTGCGCTACCCGATGATACTGCGGTAACAACGCCACTTTTGCTTACCTTTGCAATTCTTGATTTTGTAGAACGCCACTTTACCTTTGCTTTCGTTCCGGTAACTTTTAACTTCTGTGTACTACCAACGTCAAGCGTGATTGCTTTTTTGTTCAGCTTAACAATTGCCGCCTGCGCAACAATCTGTTTCCCATCTGCATTTTGGATTGGCATAGCCGAAACCAAAACGGCAAATGCCAACCCAATCGCTACTAATAATCTTTTTGTGCTTCTCATAATGACTCCTTTCTTGTGATATGATTTATTTAGAATTATATCACGTTCGATTATAGAAGTCACTAAAAAACATATACATTGTCTCCGGTTCGATTGTAATGTTCTCTACCATAATCCCTTGCGGCTTTTCCTATGTCGCTTGTAGTAATTCCGAAATTTTTCTGTAAAATAGCTTGTAATAACTGATTTTGCTGTCGTAATAAGGAAACCTCTTGCGCAGATGTTGAATTGATGGCATCTTTGATTCCGGTAATCTCTTGGCTTCCTGCAACCGCCGGCTTACCTCCTACCGTTCCCATAAGTTCCGGGAGTCCGTTTTCTCCAACAGTTGCTATGCTATATTTGTCCATGAAGCCACCTGTTGCATATGCCTTTACTTTAGGTAGGCTCACTTTTGGCACAAGATCGACTCCGCTCCACTTTACCTTTGCTACTTTAGCCGCCGCAGAAACAACACTGTTAAACCCTCTCAAAACGGTATTCACTCCACCGATCAATGAATTTATTGCTGTTTCAATTCTTGAAATTACGGTGTTCATTGCCCCGGCAACGCCACTTTTCACGCTATTCCATAATTTGCTGAATATTTCAGCTACACTTTCTTTCATCTTCGAGAAAGCATTTTTTATCGGGGTGGTTACATGTTCTTTAAACCAACTAGAAACACTGTTCCACGCCCCGGTTACCGCTGTCTTTGCCGAGCTAAAAGCTTTCTGAATAGATTCTTTTGCTGAGCTAAAAGCATTCTTGATAGGTGTTGTAACATGCTCCTTAAACCAACCGGAAACCACCGCCCATACCGATTTCACAGTTGTCCATAGAACCTTGAATGCGGTTGATACTGTCGATTTCAATAATTCAAAATTCTTCTTTATTGGCTCTATTACCTTTGATTTAAACCAATCAGAAACAACAATCCATACAGCCTTGACAATGATCCACAATCCTTCAAAGATTTGACCAACTCTTTTCGAAAATCCTTGGAAAAATGAAACAATAGGAGTTATAACATTAGTATTGAACCATCCAGAAACTGTTTTCCATACACCGGATATATCTTTCCATAAAGAAGAGAAAAAACCGGAAACAGATTCCCATAATCCCTTAAAAAAACCGCTTATTGGCTTAATCACATTAGTATTAAACCAATCTCCTGCTTTTGAGAAAATTCCTTTTATTTCTTTCCAATGATCCTTGACTACTACAGCCGCCGTTGCAACACCGGCTACTATTCCTGCGGTAATCGCTGCAGGTGCTGCCGCTACCCCTAAAATAACCGCTCCGACTGCCGTAATCGTAACTCCGACAAGCATAAGTGCTTCATTAAGCCAACTGAATCCGTTCTTTAACATGGTCACAAAGTTTGATATTGCAGTAAATGCGCCAATCGAAACAGAGCCAATCCCGGTTATAGCTTTTGCTACCGGGCTGATAAAAGAAAGTGCGCTCTCTGCCGCACCGCTACCGAATAAAGCTTTGACACCAGCTGAAACAGTTGTTCCAAGTGTAGCAAACGCCCCACCTATTTTTTTTGACAAAGCGGTAGACAATACTGCCGAGATTCCCTCATTTGCCGCAATTTCAACGCCAAGCCTTGATGCAAGTGAACCAGCTATTGCTTTTGAAATGGAAGTTCCGATTATATCAAGTGCGGTTTTTGCAAGATGCAATCCAAGGATTTTTTTGATTGCCAACGCACCGATGATAATTCCAACCGTCTTTACGTCTAAGTTGCTTAAAAACTCCTTTGCTCCGTTCCATACATCCTTCCAAGAAATTTTCTTTAATGCCGTAGTAACTGCATCAAACGCCCCTTGCGCCCACGAATTAAGTGTTTGAGCCAATAATGCAAAGTCAAAGTTTTGGAAAAACTTGTTTATTCCGTCTGCGATTGAATTTCCAAATTGCTTCCAATTAAATGTCGTTCCAAACGAATCCAATCCATGAAGCACCGTGTTTAATGAATTTGCGATCAGTTTTCCGGTTTCTCCGAAAAGCGTTGTTCCTTTTTGCCCTTTAAATAGTCCGTTAAGGAATTTGGCTAATCCACTTCCAAAACCTTCGGCTTTTGCATACACTTTTTTCCATTTAATTTTTTTCATTGCGTTAATTAACGCACCGGAAATTGCTTTTCCAAGTCCTTCAAGGTCTTTGATGTCGCTTTTGAATTTCTTAAAGATCGTGTCGGTCTGAACCAACTTTCCGGTATCTCCACCACCAGAACCGCCAGCACCAGAACCGCCACCGCTTCCACCGCTTCCAGAACCGGAAGTGTTATCTTTACTCTGCTTTGAAATAACCTTTAATTCATCAAATGCACGAGTTGCCTGTTGGATTTCCTTTTTTGCTTTCTTGGCATTTTTTGCGATACCGCCTGTGTTTTTTCCTGCGTTTCCTGCGGCATTACTCAAATCATCCATGCCATCAGATGCGCTTCCAATATCATCAGCAAGACCGCTGATTCCTGCTCCTTTGCTTGCTTCATATTTCCATCCGAAGATAGAACCTAAAGCATTTGTTACCATTTCCGCAAAAGAAATCACCTTCTGTAGAACCGCATTAAGCACCTTGATAAATGGCTTAAATGCATTGATTAAACCACCACCAACGACCGCTCCAAGTGCTTTGAAGTTCTCTCTAAGCATGGTTATCTGGTTATGCCACGTATCTGCTGTACGTGCAAAGTCCCCGGTGATATTGGTTGTATGCGCAAGCACATACTGATAACGCAACATGGCTTTTTCAGCCTGTGTCATTGAGGAAACGTTTGCATCAAGTCCTTGTTTTAACGCCCATTCCTTTAATGTTGCCTGTGTCAAGTCGATACCATAACGCCGCATAGGTGCCGTAGTACCGGAAAATACAGATTGCAGACTTTTGGCAATATCTTCTTGACTCACATCATAGAATGAAGCCATATCTCCGGTTAATTCCGTCAACCGAATAGACATATCTGCCATTTTCCCTTGCGGAATATCAAGGGCTGTTCCCATGGCTTGGAAACGGCTTGCAAACTGTTTCGCAGACAATTCAGACATACCAAATTTTTCAATTGATGTTTTTGCGAAATTGTTAATTAGGCTTTCATACTGCCCGAATGTCTGCCTTACAACGTTCTCAACCTCTGTCAGCGAAGATGATATGTCAATGGCATCTCCAAGTAGCCTAAATCCTCGGAATAAAGCCCAGTACGTTGCATACACTTTTCCGATTGCTGACGCAAGAGAAAACGACTTCTTGGTAACCGCAGAAGCACCGGAACTAAATCCACTAAATGAGCTTGTGATGCTTTTTGCCGCTGTTCCTGCCGCTCCACCGGTACGTGATAATTTTGCCAATGCATTTGTCATGTCAATAATATTCCGGCTTACGCTAGGGGCTTTCGACAATTCGGACATAAGCTGTCGCATTGCTGTGGCAAGTTTCGGGATATTTTCAATCGCCTTGGTGGAACTCTGGTAGCCAAGCTGTTTGATTGCAGATGCAAGGTCGGTCAGACCCTTAACAGATGCCGACATTCCAGAAATCCCTTTTACCGCGTTGGAAATCTGACGCATAGAACCGGCCGCAGCATTAATCTGTTTGCTGTTGATAGAGCCTAATTTGCTTACATTTCTTGCAACCGCAGAAAAAGTTCGTGTGTCAATTCCACGCATTGCCGTCATTGCCCCTGCAAGTCGGTTTACCCCTGTGGAAAGACTATTCAGATTTCCAGTGTTAAGCCCGGAAAGTGCGGAAGATAATCTCCCAAGCCTTGTCACAAGCGCATCTATCTGACCGCTTGCCTGTTGTGCCTGTGCTTGGATTTTTATTTCAAGAGACTCTAATTCCATTTATCCACCAACTTTCTACATAAGAAAAAGACGGTAGGATTTGACCCCTACCGCCCTTGAATTACTTTTTCAGTTTTCCCTTTTTTAGAAGAGAAATCATCTTTGAATTTTCCTCTGATGTAAACTTAAAATTGGAAAATCCGTTCTTTTTTGCGATTTCCGCACGATGTTCTTTCGACACATCATCTTCCCCAACCGCTTTTAATGCTTCAACGATTGAACCGGAATTTCCGGTATACTTCGGATAATACTTGGTTTTGCATTTCTTTGCGCCTTTTACAACAATAACTGTGTGCCCTTTTACGCGTGTCACAAGAATATCTCCGTTGCGAAGAATAAACCCGGCATGATATGAACCCATATCATCAAACAAACCGGATTTCAAAATTACCGGTCGTTCATTAGATGTATTAAAATCCCCCACATCCTTGCCTGATGCATAGATAATACAAGCACGCACAAGAGAAGAACAATCGCATTCCGTCTTGACCTTTGTGTTAATGCCATGCTTAATGACTCCGTAGCGTTCTGATTGGTCATAGCCGATATTTTTGTTGTCAGATGCAATCTGCATAGCTTCGGCTAACTTCTCCGCAACCCTATCGTCCTTCGCCCTTAGCACGTACCATCCCTTAGAATGGTTGTAAAACTTCTGCGTAGACACTTCCTGTCCGGTCTGGTCTCCGGCTTTTCCACCAGAATAGCAATTTCCGTGTTCATCGTGTCTCGCACTTCCGATAATTACTGCCATAGCAATACCTCTTTTCTTAAACTATCTTTGGCTTTGGCAAATGTGATTTCCTTGATTCAGCCGCCCATGCTTCTTCCGCCTTAAGCATTTCTCGTATCTCAGCATCGGGATCGTCCGTATTATGCTTTTCGATGGAATCATAGCAAGTTTCTTTCACGTACTTACTATTACCCTTACCGAATGTAGCATCTATTGCGGTCACAAGTGCTGACGTTGCATATCTGCCAAACCACATATACATTTCCACATCGCGTTGCTTCCATTCTTCCTTGTATGCATCCACATAAGGCTTAAGCAACTCTGGATTCATCATATCTATATCATCAACGGAAAATCCGTAGCCTTTCGTTACCACAAGGTAAAACGGACGGATTTCCGCAACGTAATATTCCCATGTTAATTCTTGGTTTTCGCTTTGGATGGGGTCTTTTTCTTCTCTTTCTCCTGCTCCTGCGCTCTCTCCAACGACTCCATCATCTGCGCTAAAAAACCGTTTGTCATCATTTCCCTCTGCATATCAGCGAATAAATCCATGCAGTTAATCTCGTTTGTGTCAATCGCATCATAGAGAATGTCGGACACCTTCTCAAGCTGCTCATCGTAGCCTTCGTTTGTTTTGTAATCATATCCAAATTCTTCATTGTGATGCATCTGCAATCCTACAAGAAGCGTCTTAGGAAGTGTTTCAAGAAGAATATCTTCCATAGAAGAAATATCTTCCATGTCCTGCGTTTTCATAATATCCTGTAAGATATGTGATTTTAACGATGGTCTTGTTGCAAACTGAATTGTATATTCTTTTCCACCTAATTTAACTTTCATGTTTTACCTTGCCTTTCTGCCCTATATTGGCAAGGGGCAGTGTTGCCACCGCCCCATTGTTGCTTATTTTATATTGCTTCAAGTTCTGCTACCGACCGTTCATCCTCGCCTACCGGTGCGGTCGATTGCTCGTCCGATAGGCTTTTTACCCCACCACTGTTACAGTGAATGTTCCATCGTTGTTATCAACGACTTTCAGCTTATCTGTAACAAGCTCTGATGCCGTGCTTGGAATAACTGTTACCGTCATTTCAAGGATTTCATCGTTTCCGCCTACATCGTTTGGTGTAGCCGTTGCGGTTCCGACATATGCGTACTTCGCTACACCGCCGATACCGTCCGTTCCATACAGATGGATAATATCAAGTTTTTTATCTCCATATCCATCCACCTTTGAAAGATATTCTTTTTCAAGGTTTCCTGTGATTTCTCTTGAATCAGAAGTCTTAATACCTTTTTCAAAAGTCTGCTGGTCATCTTCCATTGTTGTTGACTCAACAGTGTTTGGCGGCGATGCAGGACTTGGAACTGACTTAGCCGCAACCAAAAGATTATATGTTCCCGCAAAGTCAGCCTGTTTTTCCGTGTGCTCTTTTACAATGACACGAGTTCTATAACTTGTTGATGCCATATTTTCTACTTCCTTTCTGCTTATAGCTGATCTAAATGCTCAATGTTTCCAATTACGCGAGTTGCACGGAATGTAACCGTTCGCACTTGCTTGGAAATTGTTTGGATTACATTTGATACCTCAAACATTTGTTGCTTAAAAAAAGACACCGCATATGCTGCGATGTCCTTAGTTGCTTTTCTTGAGCCTTTGTTTGTAATTGTGATCTGAAAAGTTGGGCGAATTGCATTGATTGTCTTTGCTTCATTGGTTCGTCCGGCTTCTGTGCCACCGATTTGTCTGACTAAAAGTGTCGGGAATGTTGCGGTACCGCCCGATTCTTCATCTTGCGTCACTTTAATTCCTCTTACCTTGCTTTCCATGTACGATTTTAAAAGGGAACATAAGGTATCTTCAAAATCAAGTGCCCAACTATTTAACTCATTTTCCACCGAATACCTCCCTTGCAATCTTTACATACTGTTGAATAATCTGTTGTTCCGCATTATACATTGGCATTGTGGCTTTGATACCGTGGGTATAACGCCATGTTTCGGTCTTATCATCCCAATAGTACCAACCATCTTCAAAAGCGTGTATTTGCCCCGGATACGTGCCGACACCGAATCCAAGTTCCGGTGCTTTTGGGTTCTCTTTGGAGTTATAAAAAATACCGGCTCCAAACTCTACCGCCAACAAAGTATAGAACGGTTCTCTATCTTCTGACGTTACCGTTTTTCCGGTTGCAATCAGAATCGCGTTTGAGGTCATTAACTGTGGTGCTTTATCTACCCTTACCGTTATCGTGTTTCCGATTGGAGATTTCGATATTTGTTTTATTGCCACCGTCTGACCTTCCTGTGCAAGCCTAGAAACAAGTAAATCGCATTTAGCCTGTAAACTATCGCGGTACTGCTCTAATTTCTTTATAGTGTCTTGTATGGACTTAGTGGATAGTGTCATTGAAATAGGTTTCTTTTTCATGCAATCACCTACTTAATATTCTTCCGAAGAAGGAACAAATCCGTGGTCAATCCTTCATCAGCAACACCTTTTACGATGTAATCTGCGGTTTCTGAATCCACAAGTCCATCATCAGTGTGCTTGACTTCCGAACGTTTCCACACCACATCACCGGCTTTCAGTGGCAAATATCCTTTATCCGTGACAAGCTGACAGTATGATGTACTATCATCAATTCCAAATTCTTTCACAAGGGCTTCCGACAGCTTATTGCTGATATTGGCTTGGAATGTCGTAGGTTCTGAAAACCCTTCAACTTCCTCGCCTTTTGGAATCTTGTTGCCTTCGGAATCTAAATAAGGTACAAAGTTTCCATCGGAATCCTTGTACCCTTCATAGACAATATCTCCATTTTCGTCAGTTTGTGGGATGAATACCCTCTGACCGGATTGAGAATACTTCATTTCCTGCTTGTTAATGTCAAGCATTGGTGTTTTCCTCCGGGATTCCGGCAACACTTGTCAGAAGTGATAACACTCCGGCAAGGACTGATGCAGAAAGAACATATTTCCAATCCACCGCGCCCATAAATGCCGCCGTTCCAATTCCGGCAACCGCCGCCTGTGCAACAGTCTTGATTGCTCGGATTCCGGCTTTCTTAGTCCAATCCTTCCAATTCCTCATGGCTCTTATCTCCTTTCCCTATATGAATCTCTTCAATCTCATGTTTCATTTTCGTAACCATTCCATTTCCACCTAGCGCATGGTACGCATCATACATCTCACAGAAGTTTTGATAGGCATATGATGGTATTTCTCCGATTCTGGTGTACTTTGCATGGTATTCAATAAGTTGGACGCGCAAAAGGAGCATTGTTCCTTTACTGTTCGCATCCCTGCTTTTCTTTTGCTGTTTAAGAAGCCAAACTATATATCCAAGCACTATCGGAAGCACTACAAGATAAGTTTGAATCAAAATACTTTTCATTTGAATCTCCTTTTGACGCACTGCCCACCACCGCTTAATGTGCGCCGCCTGCAACCATAATGGTCACGCTCAATCTTCTTTATAAAACTTTAGCAAATGGAAATACCCCGACAAATAGCTTTTCTCTGTCTCTCCAAGCTCTGCTCACACCATTCTCGCTAAAACTTTCCATAAATTCTTCACCAGACTGTGAATGGTCATAGACAGCCAGATTGACAATGACACTTTGGTGTTTCTTTAAGTCTTCAGCTATCATTTCATCTGTGTAGCTGTCTGGATAATTTCTCTTTGCCTTTACATCTTCTGCAGCCTGTTTAATAAGCTGTTCGATTACCGGATTATCTTCTTTGTTATCGAACACTACCACATCAGATGTTGTTTCATCATCATTTGTGACTGTATCAATATGAAATTGTTTAAGTCTGATTTTAACTTGCTCTAATGTGGTGTATTCCATAATTTCAGCTCCTATAACCCTAATTTCTCAATTAACAGTTCTTTAAGTTCTGCTCCTGTAAGCTCCATTGCGTTCTCAATACCTTGTTCTAAGGCAAGTGTCTGCAAGTCCGCTGTTGACATACGCTTAATATCTGTCTTTGTGTAGTCGCTTGTAGGTTGAGCAGGGAACTTGTCCTGCTCTTCCTCATACTTAAGCTCATCTCCATAAACAGCTTCTTGTCTTACATTATCTGCTGTTACTTCTTCGCTCTGCTTTGCGGCGTTGATTTTATGTCGTCTTAATAACATATAAACACCTCTTACTTTCCAAACTTAGCAAGAACAACCTTTGAATCATTGCTTAAGACTGCTGTATAGTGTTCATCACCAGAGATAACAGTTGTCTTTGCAAGAATATCTCTGTCTGATTCAATCTCAACGCTTCTCTTCATATAGATTGTAAGTGCATTCTCTTCCTCTGATGCGCCATCTGCACCTGCGTCCTCGTTAGGGTCATCTGCTGACACGATAACAATAGGGCAAGCGTAGAACTCTGTTGTAACAGACTTTAACTTGCTACCTACCTTAATTTCTTTGCCCTTTGGCTTAAGCGTATGTGCAAGTGCTGTGTCAAGGTGAACATTCGTTGCATCCTCACTTGTTGTATCAGCTACAACATTGATTGTTCCTGTTGAATCATCAAGCTCATACTTAACCAGCTTAACTTTTTTAGACTTAACAACCTGCGCTCCTGCAATAGAACCGATAGTTCCATTCATAATTACATTAAGTGGGTACTTGTCATTGCTCTTGAAATCATCGTCATTAAGTAATGTTGCTTCCTGTGCTGGGTTAATGAATAATATCTTTGTAAGTGATGAATCAGATTCATCATCAAATTTGCTATTAGCCGCTACAACTGCTGAATAGCTGATAGGTGCTGCTGTTCCATCGTAATCAATAGGTGCTGTGCAAAGTGCGTCATAGCTGTCATTATCAACCTTTGCAGCGATTGACATAGCAATCTGATTGATAGCTGTACCAAGTGGGTCGCCATAACCAGATAATACTGATTCATCTGTAAGCTCTACAGCCTTACCTGCTTTCTTAACCTTTGCTTCTGTTGTAGATGTTGTAAGTACTGTTGTACCCATAGCAACACCTTCTGCTACATCTTCTGCGTCACCAATATAAGCATACTTTGGCACAACGATTGTGCTTCCCGGTCTGCCTACAAGCGTTGTGTCAACTCTTGCAATAGGCGAAAACTTAATTTTCTTTGGCAACTTAGCTGATACCATATCAGCCATTACCTGTGGGTCTACTAAATTTGCTAACTTAGTCTGTGGCATAGTTTATTTACCTCCGTTTTCTACTCTGTGAACTTTTTATAAAGTTCTGGATTCTTATTTTTAAACTCCACTCTTTCGTGGTAATTCATCTTGTTGAACTGTTCCTGTGTTATCGTGCTTTCTTCTCCACCGCCTGCATTAATAGCCGGTCTTGATTTAAGCCACTCTGCCTTAGCTTCTTTAACCTGTCTTTGCACTTCATTGGCAATTACAGTTGCTATAAGGCTATGGTCTGCGTCTGCAACCGCCTCAATCAAAGAATCAATATCCTTTCCATCGCCTATAACTTTCTGATAAGCATTGACAGCTTTCATATGATTAAGTTCTTTGCTCATGTTCTCGAACTTTTCAGCCTGCAATTTTTCAGCTTCCGCTTTTGCTTCCGCTTCCTGTTCTTCTGCTGTCTGCTTCGAGCGAAGTTCTTTCTTATACTTAGCTGCTTCTGAACTGGCTTTATCGGAAGCGTTCTTATACTTCTCTTTTTCAGCTCTTTCACTAGCGAGCTGTGCCATAAGTTCTTCTACGCTAGGTGTATGCTCTTCGTTCTGTGGTTCATTGTCAGTTGTTGGTTCTGTTGTTGCGTTAATTACATCTGCCATATTTTTTTTACCTCTGCTTTCTGCGTTTTTTGTTGTTCTCTCAACTTTCTTGCGATATTTGTATTGCCCTTTCTCTAGGGCATATAAAAAGCCACAAGGCATTTTCTACCCTGTGGCTCAATATCAATTATTTATCTGTTCTGCTCTTATCTATAACTGGACTGTTTTCTGTCTGGTCTGATAAGTCTTGCATTGTGCGGTCTTTATTAGGTGGCTGTTCTCCATCTCCACCCTCCGCTTGGTTCTGCGTGCCTTTGTTGATTATACTGTCTTGATATGCCTTAACCATCTCTCCGCTTCTCGCTACAACATCGTTAGGGTCATCAAAGAATGGAATTGCATCAACTGTATCTTTAAGGCTAAATCCGTGGCTTATCAATGTTGCCATGGCATTAACCTTGGTTGACATTTCATAAGTTTTTTGTCGCTTAATGTTAGGCTTTACATCTCTTGCCCTTAATTTAAGTAATGGGTTACTTCTGCTAACATTGTTTGAAAACTTAATAGCCGCAAGAACAACTTTTATTTCTTCCATTTTGCAGCCATCAGTAATTAATTGCTGTTTTGCTGCCGCTGTCTCAGCCTGTGACCAACCTGTTGCGTCTGACATTGCAACTCCTGTACTACCACCACTGTTATCATTTCGTTGTGGTACATTGCATTTCTGCAAGATTATCTGCCGCCTTGATTGGATATTATTAAGCATACCTGTGTAATCGTAATTAATTGCAAGTGGCTCAACTATTGGAGTTTTGCCATCTGCTGATGTGTAGGTCTGCATCCATTCTCCAGATTTTGGTTTCCTTACTTTTTCAGTAATGCGTTGCGTTCCATCTTTATCAACTGTTGTTTCTTGTTCAACTGGGAAATCAACATCGTTTGTATGCCATACTGCTTGTGTGTTCTGTTCAACATCATTTGTAAAATCTGAAATGAGTAGGTTTAAGTTATCCATTTCAGATATTTGCCGTTCAAAACAGCCCATTCTATCAAATGACCTTGTGTATTCAATGATAGGAATTTTATGTAATGGGTTCTCTTCTCCGCTTCTCTCCAAAAACCCCCATTTTGTTTTCCCTTTACTTTTTCCGTTAGTAATTTTTACCCCATCCGTAACTTCATATCGAATATCTTTTGTAAAACAGGTGTAATATCTTGTACCACTATGTTTGTCTTTGATATAAGTACCTGCAAGAATAACCCTCTTATCACTATAAGCTGTTGACCTTACAACAAATGTTGTTCTTGGGTCTAATATGTCATATGTGAAATAGCTTTCCCCATCCTCATATTCTGTATTCACATCAATAAGGACATATCCAACGCCACCGATTTCAACATATCTTGCAAGTTCCTGTTGCTTCTGCCTTGCGTTCTGCGATTCGTAGCAACTGTTTAATTCTGCTATAGCTTCTGTAAGGTTAGAATCCTCATTATCGCCATTCTGAACAAGTGTTATAAAGTTCCCCCATTTAAAGCCTAAATTAAACTCTGTGACCTCGTTAGCCACATTATCACAGCACTCACAGTCAATGTCTGGTCTGTAAGTCTTTGGATTCTTCCTAACTATTGGCTGTATTCCTGCGTCATAATCAAGAAGAAACTGTATTCTATTAGAATTGATATCATGTTCCAAAATTGCTTCACGCAAAATTGGTATTATATTGTCAGACGTTATTTCTTTTGCGCCTGTATATATGACAATTCTTCCTGCCTGCATTGCCTACACCTCTAATAAAATCTCATGCCGTTCGAACTTCTTCTGTCCGGTATTTCCTTAATCTGAAAATCGTCATCATTGTTAGGTACATACCAAATCCACTTGCGACAGTGCTTACAGGACAGTTTATGCGTTCGTGGGTCTTTGCTGTCTGCTTTAGTTAAAAACTTATGACAGTTCGGGCACATGATTGATTTATCTTTATTCATATAAAAATTCATATTTTTACCTCGTTGCATAACAAAAAGCACCGCCACAATTAAGCAACGGTGCTTTTGATGAAGAATGTGTTTATGAAAAACATCTTTGTAACTTCTTACAAATACAGTATATCATTGGAGCAATATGACATTCTATGACATCTTTAAATACGTGTTACCATATTTTTCTTCAAATGCTTTAAGAGCCTTTCCGTGAAGTCTGATAATTTGCCTCCATGAGTATTTCATTTCTGTAGCGATGACTTCAAAAGTTTTCTTTTCGATATATCTTGAAAACAAAATATTATAGCAATCTTCATTCTCTATGCCGTCTATTTGCCCTATAATCAAGTCTTTTTTTTCAATGTATTCATCTATCATGTTATCAAGATTATGCTCCATTTCGTCAATTTTGGCGTATGTAGAGCCTATTTTATCTGGGTCAGATGACGACATTACTCTTTCTTCATTTTTTACCGCCGATATGCTGTGGGAAAGTTCTCTAAGCTGTGATATCTCTGACAGCTTATTATTTATCATTCTATTGAGTCTGCTTATTTGGTTCAAATAATCCTTGGTTGTCATACAAACCCTCCTCTTATATCGGACTTGATATTATTACTGTCTTCTTTATCCTGTTTCCTTTTGTAATTCTTAACGCAAAGTTTGAGAAAACATCCGGCACATCATCTAATTGTTTCTTGCCCGATACCGAATATTGCTTTAATAATGACATCATCACTCCATATGGCTCATTAGGCTTATAAAGTGATTGATCTTTGAAAATAATATGTTGTAAAATCCAGTTAGAACACTGAAAAATACGTGCTTCCTTATTTGTCTCTGTCGGTACATCAGTGATGTTGCATATCCATCCTTTATTTTCAACTCGCTTATTAACTTCCATAGCCACTCTGTCACCACCGGCATTACGTTCAAACTCACACTCTTGTACCTGATTGTTGACCAATATGTTTGACGCATTTTCATACTGCATTTCATAGTCTGCCGTATTATCGCACACGCAATCAACGCAGTAATAGTCGTCCCCATATTTTTGAAGCACAGGCATAACAAAATAGTCTGTTCCCTTGCCTTTAGTATCACATTGAGCTGTAACAATTTCTGGTTCTCCGTGTGGCAGATTGAGGTATCTGCGGATTTTATCATCCGGGAATAGTAATCCCTCACGTTCAATAGGCTCCTGTTTATACAAACATCGGTAAGAGATTTCGTCCATGAGTAATTGTTGGTCGGCAAAAAACTCTTTCGTAAAACCGCCATACTCATAATCAAAATTACTTTCCCCTGTCACTGGGTCTACATCAGGAACCGATATTGTTTTGACTCTCGGATCTCCAATATACATATTTTGAATACGTCCGATAACATCATGTACGCTCCAACGAGTGGCAATATGTATCTCTTTACACGGCTTTCCGTCTGTATCTTGTGTCTTACGCTGTCTTGCGTCTACTGCGTATTTATTCCATAATTTATCAAGTATTGTAGGATTTAAGGCTTCCTCAATTCCACCTATCATATCATCAACTAGCAAAAATTTACTTGCGCGGACTTTACCAGCATTCTTACTTCCTACAGAAGTACACTGTACAGACGGAAAAGGTTTGTATTTGCCAATATTAAATTGCTCCATTTTGGCATTCGTGCTTGTAACTGATAGATTAGGGAAAATGTCATGCCATGCATAATCATCATCATTGGTAACAATGTCGTATACCCCATCATAGTACATTCGTGTAATATCTCCACTGTGCGAATAAAATAGGCTGTAGTCTTTTGGAAACCAACCAGCAACTGCCGAATGAAAAAATTTCTCAATCGTACTCTTTCCAGCTCCTGGCACTAGACTCACACACAATATGTCGTATTTATCATCAATCATGCCTTGTAATGCGTCCACAAGTCCGATTTTGATTAGTTGTTTCCTACGTGGCATATAAAATCGGTCTTTAGGCTCACGCTTTTTCTCTATGTACTGAAAATAGCTGTCAACTATTTTGTTTTGGGCTTCGAGTAACAAAATCTCATATTTTTTGTTTATCAGATCATATGCGGTTTTGTGGTCGAATGCGTATTTTTCCAAATCCCAAATCGTACCGCCTGTTTTATCCTTGCAGAAACGCTCTATAATGTCTTTTGCCCTTTCTGTAAGTTGTAATCCATACTCAATATCTTTCTCTCCGTTTATGGCTACGCTACAAGCATCTACATAGGCATTAATTACCTGTTCATCTATTCCGTTTTTCTTTATGTAATTTTCATATCCATTTACTGCATTGATTAACTGCTTTGAAGCCAAATAAAAAGCACCTCCGCAAAAGCAGAAGTGCCTTGACCTCTGCCTATAACTGTTTTAGGTTAGCGACTACAATCAATCTGTAGCCGGTAATATGCGTAGTCAGTAGTAAAAGCTATTCTTAGCACACCAATATTGTACGCACCTCTTAGTGTTTTGGAAATTATTTAAAGACTATTTTCTTCGTCTGAATTGTTATTTATTTTATATCCGCAATGCTTTCTACAAAGCAGTTGTAGTAGATATATCTCTTGCCATTGAGGTCAAACTTAACATATCCACCATCGTCTGTGCTAAGGTCAATCTTGCCTTTATATGTTGCAAGTTCTTTACCATCTGCCGTGTATACAGTAATGGTTCTTTGCATGCCACCGTTTGCATCGCTTTTCATGTCTACCACAAATCTGTCCCACGATGCGCATCCGGTCATTCCTAAGCACAATGTCAATCCTAATGCAATTGCTAAAATTTTCTTCTTCATAATAATTCCTTTCCGCTGATAATCAGCAACTAAACATTTACTAATTTATCTACATACCTTGTCATTTCAATTGTTGTCCCATTTTCATCTCTTGTACTAACACAAACACATTTGTCATCATGGCTTATCACATTTGCAAGTCTAATTTCTGTTTCATCATCTTTAAAATTGTAGCATTTTCGCATTTCTTCAATACAATTGTTCATTTCTGATATTTTCATAACTTTTCTCCTTAAAATTTTGGAAAATAATAATTATGCCATCCGTTTTTCATCTTTTGTTCTATACACCAAGGCAAATACTCATCAACCTTTCTATCAAAATCCATATTTGCACTGTATTGATCCCAAGCCTTTTGATTTAGTTTAAGTCTTTGTCCTGTTATTATATAGTCAATTAGAAGATATACACCCAAGAACAAAAATGCGGCTCCTGTTATCGCAAACAATACCATTATTTTCATTTTCAAACACTCCTAACAATTTATTTTAATGCCCTCTGTTAATACGGCGGTTCTATCCTCATTCAGAATCATGTTTCCGTTTTCATCCGTTTTATGCCATCGTGCATCAATTTTAATCATTGGACTTTGCTTTGCATGAGCGATAAAATACAACTCCATGTCCGTGCAGCTTACTTTTTTGCCGTCAATAAACACTTGTGCGGTTTTGCCATCGGATTTTATCATAATTTTTTCTTCTTCCGGCTCAAATGGTTCGCATTTATACATAGATTTCCAAGAATCTTCATACCACCTATCCATCTCTCCAATAACGGAATTTGCATAATATGTCGGCTTGCTCATAGTTTTTGTTCGGCTACATAAAACTTCTTTATAATTCTCGATAATAAACTCACATTCAGCGCCGTTATATTTATAATCTTTATAAAACCGATAAAAAGATTTCAAATTTTTGATAAAATCAACTAGTGTTTTCATTTCCAATGCACCTTGAACCCTTTCTTCTTATACTCCCCTACGGCTTTTTTAAGTCTCATATCGTCCTCATATTTTTCATTCAGCATAATCACCACATTACCTTTTTCAATGCCGTATATGTTGCAATTTGCAAGTTTCTTAGCCGTTCCAAGGATAGCCTTTGCCTGTTTGCGGCTCATTTCATAGGTTTTTGTTCCCATATTAACAGTCATTTCTCATAAACCTCTCAAAATCTTCCATACATTTATAACACAAGTCGTATGTGGCATTTAAAATACCATTCTTTGTAATGGAATTTCCGCACAGTATTCCTTTTTTAATTTCTGCGCCGCATCTATCGCAAGTACACCATTTTCTTTCATGCTCCATTTCTCATAAACTCCTCAAAATCTTTCCTGCACTTAGGGCATAAATCATACGTACGACCAAACGGAAATAATATGTTTGAATGAATCTCTTTGATTTCTCCCCTTACGTTGCCATCTTCAAAAATTGGACTTGAAGTAAAATAATCACCAATCGGCATAAATTCAAATTCACTTATTGGTTTTACTTTTATTTCTGCACCGCACCTGTCGCAAGTGCGCAATTCTTTTTGATGTTTCATAAAATCCCTCACTTATCACATTCGATTCCCGGAATGAATGTTCTTTTACCCATACAAGCATCTTCAAAAGTCGTAGTTTCTATTGAACATCCGCAACTAACCGGGTCTAATGGACAATTTTCATGATTAATACATGTGCATAAAATTTCTTTTTCCTGCTTCATCATTCCACCACCTTTCAAACCAATCCGTACATATATAGAATATCAAGTGGTGTTATTCTATCTCGCTTAAAAGAATTTCTGACAATATAATTTGCCAACTCCCCATCTTCCCATCCGTCCGTACTTGTCATAGAATCATAAATCCGCTTATATTTTCCGGTCAGTTTGTCAAATTCAAACCATCCCAAGTCAAGTGTTACTCCGTAATCATAAAATCCCTTGTCACACCACTTTCTTACATAATACATTAACTGCTTGTACGAAAATCCAAGCCTTTCAAAAATATTTCCAATAGTTCTTATGCTCAATTCTCGATTGCTTGAATGCAATTTTCTTTTCTGTTCATTCACGCAAGCTCTAAAAAATATTTCTTCTAATGGTTTCACTTTTATGCCTCGTACATTTTCTTGATAATTTTCATAAAATCGTTTTTGTCAATAACTTCTGTGTCTGGATGTATTTCATGCAAAATGTTCTCTGTCGCATAATCTGCCTTGTCATATGCTGCAAACGGAAGTTTTGAATAGTCAAGGTCAATGATAAGGCATGAGCACCACTTGTATGGCAAGCAATTGCTTAAAAACAAAGGCGCGCATATCAAAGTGAATTTATCGGTTTCAAATTCCATATACTCACTTTTTCTCTTATATGAAACGTTCATTCCCTTAAAAATATTTTCAAGTAACTGCTCAAATTGAAACGCCTCTTTTATGTGAATCGAAGTATATGTGTATATCGGTTTAGTCACTATTCCACCAACTTTCTGCCGCAGATAGGGCAATAAGCTATTTTCATTACCATTTCAACATTCATATCTTTACTACTACACACCGCAAAGGGCGGACATTTATTCAAGTCGCATGTAATTACAGGCTTATTTGACAACTTATCAATCTTAAATTTGCCATAATGTGTTATGATAGGAAATTTTTTCTCGCAAAATTCACACATATCACACCAACTTTCTACCGCACATAGGGCAAAAATTAATTTTTACGGCTCCTGCAACCTCTTTTCCATCGCTATTGTCGAAAATCATGTTATTTTCAGCTCCAAAAAGGACTAAATTTCCTTTACAATCAATGATTTTCTTTTTGTTACGACAAAAATCACACATTCTTACGCCCCTCCCATTTATTAAATACCACGTTTTCAAATATTGCCGTTTCTACCTTATCCGGCTGACTCTCTGGAACGTTCCTTGCCGGAATCTGTGTAAATAGGTATTTGCAATAAGGACACCTATCAACTTCGGAGCCAAGTATTAGCATTCCGCAATTTAAGCAACTTGTCATAATTCACACCCCAATCAAAGTAAATTTTCTTATTTCTTTTGGAATCTCACGATGCAAAATGCCATCTGTATCAAAATATGGTTCGCTGTTTAATAACTGCTTGCGTTCTACATTTTCTAGATATACTCTGCTTGTTTTCCCACAAATCGTGATTTCTCCGAACATTTCCCCTATTTCAGCCTTGAATCCGCTTACATCATATGGAGTTTTGCAATAAGGGCACACCTTTTTATCTGTTTCGATTGGTGCGCCACAATTCACGCAGTTTGTCATATTTTGTACCCCAATCATAGCAAAAATCGGAATCCTCGCGAGATTCCGTATCTTTCGTTTGATATAAACATTCCGCAATGTTTTTATCATCAAATAGCGACACAGGGAATCGAACCCTGTCAGTTCAAACCATGCCAACCGCTTTCAAATCTGCAATTTCTAATCACGGAAGGGTTTTCTGTTACCAATTATGCCGCTACCATCCATAAGTCTCCCATCGACCGGAACTATTGCAGTAGCACCCGACTAAGTGGAGATAAGGATAAACGCAGATATTCGGACTCGAACCGAAACACCGTTTCCGGCTACTGACTGTTTAGCAAACAGTTTCCTTACCAGTTAGGATTATATCTGCACGTGCCGGGCATGGAAGTTCCCTACCCGAACCATTCCTTGCGTTTCAGAATGGCACGGTGCTACTAACACCGCTCAATGGCTTGTGGCGGTATCGAGCCGCCCTATACAGATTTTCAGTCTGTCGCTAATCCATCTCAGCTAACAAGCCATGTCGTGCAGTTTCCGTTTTTCCTTGCTCCACACTACACTAAGTGCAAGGTTCTTTTAGTCAGCGGTTACCGCCATCTTTTGAATGACAACCGCTCAATCCAGTTACCTGTGCTAAGTTTAACCGGTATATTGATTAGCACCTGCATTTCTGTAATAAACACACTAGGGGTGTACTGGCAACATCACCTGTGGGGATTGCAGGAATCGAACCCGCGACAACCCGGATATAAGCCGTGTCTTTTGCCACTGAATTAAATCCCCATAACCGCCATCAGACGGTTAGCAATAATGTTTATCGTGCTATGCCTTGCACTATCCGGTTTACAGCATTTCACCGGCAACTCAATGTTACCATGCAAGCCTATTTCCATGGTTCTACTCCGAATTAAATTATTGCAGAGCAATAGACAAGCATCGTATTTCAGCCAAAACATAGACCGCTTGGCGATAGCCCATCATTTCCAAATGACCATAATATTCATTGCAAAAATCGCGTATGAAAGCAAATACCCCATTGCGTTTGAATTGTCTTTTTGTTTTACCTGTCCTCTCATAAGTCCCAGCATTACGAGGGCATCTGTCGCTGTTGCGATTATCTTTAAAATCATATCAATATCCCCCCATCCTCGAAGCTGTGTTCCTGTTTGAACCGTTCCATTTCATTCACGCTCATGCCGAAAAGTCCGGCAGATTTATCAGAATTCGTATGTTTGAAGTATTCGCCCTGTTGCGGAAACATGAACCGGAACATGGCATAATTTGCAACGTCGCACAGATATTCAAGATTCCCGGTCTCTTCAAACTTGGAAAGATTCATTTTCAAACTTTCGATTGCATCCACATTTCCGGTAGAAAAGTTCATTCTTGCCGGTCCGTATTTGTAATACGACTGTTCAATCAATCCTTTGCGTTTTTCATCAAAGGTTTCGGAATACTCGGTTTTCATCAACTCATTGCTGCAGCTTGCCATTACACATCGCCCTCCGCCCTGTGGTTTGCTCTTTCAATGTCAAACCCTTCCGGATAACGTGCCTTAAGTTTGTCTACGTTCATTTGCATGATTTCATCAAGGCTCCAGCCGAAGGATTCGCAAAGCATTGCAAGATACCAGCAAATATCGCCTGCTTCTTTCTTTGCGTGGTCAATATTAAGCTGTTTCTCATGGAAAATCCATTTTTTGATTATGTCGTTAAATTCTCCAACCTCGCTAGATAACCCCAAACAAGAATTGAAGATGCCGCCAAGGTCATAATCTTGCAACGCAGATGCGATATTGTTCTTTTTGCAAAATTTAAGCAAATCGAGTTTATCCGAAATTCTTTCTGTCGCCTTGTGGTTTTTCGTCCGCATGGCTAATTTCTGGTACTCATTTCCGGTCATATGTCATTCTCCTGTCCGAAACACTTTTTTGTTTTTAAAAAATTTTTGGAAATTTAGTTGCGATTCGCAACGTGAAAGTGAATTGTTATAAATTTATTATAGCCTATTTACGATGAAAGTCAATGGGTGTTGTAAGTGGCTTTTTATTTTTTGAGGTATTTAAGGGACTTAGTAGCCGCCCTGTGGTCTTTCTGTCAGACCCCCTCCCCATCCTTTTCTTGCAAACATGGAAATCTAAAATATTTTCCATTTCGTTTTGTTGTCATTGTGTGAAAATCAAATTGTTTTAATACAATTCATGTTATACCCTTGTAACTATTCGCAAAACCTAACTTTTCCGAATAGTTCACGAATAGTTAAAACGCTACAACCCTTGATATTACTGCATTTGTGAATTGTAGAATAATCACAAACAATTTAAACCGTATTATTTACCGCTGCATCTGTGAATTGTGTATCAATTGCGTGCAATTCTTGGCTCTTTTTCTCGTCCAGTCTTGGCAGCTCCTGCGCTGTGATTGCCCTTCTTTGGGTGGCATTATCTCCAATGCCTGGCTGATTCATGCCAAATTCGTTATTTCCCACGAACATAGTGCCTACAGGGCTGTTGGAATCATACGCACGATCTAGGATGCAATCCTTACGAGATCGCTGTAATTTTTGCCACATCTTGAAAGCCAACGAACTTGGTTCTTCTGTACTCCATATATCCATTGTGTTGGTTGGTATATTACAAAAATAACTGAATGCTACTGTACTTACCAACTTGCTATACACATTGGAGAGATATATATAATAATCACAAAGCTTATATAATACCTCTCTGTCATATCTGTTACAATTAGTCGGTATAGTTGCATTACCAAGAGGTTTCAAGCTCTTGTCTTTTAGTACCGATGTATCAGGGAATAGATGCATACCAACATACTGCATAACAGCTTTCCATTGTCTCTGTCCAGCTTTTAGTAAATCTTCGATGTGAAATTCTATACAAGCGTTGTCTATTAAATCCTGTACAGTTGATGTGTATATCTGTACTGTACCTAGATCCACTATAAGGCTTGTAAGATCTACACTCTCTACATCCTGCATATATTCACACCTCCAATCTGTTAATCTCTCTGCTTTTGGTATACACTATTTCCGGGGTTAAAGTCAAGCCTTTATTTTTTACGGTGGTATTATATACTTACGCCGCGCGCGTATGCGGATATACACTTACTATAAACCTACAGGCTTTAGATACAGTGTATTATTATTAATTTAAAAGATTAAGAAAAAGATAGAGAAAGAGAAACATAGTTCTGAAAAAGCGACGTCAGACGATTGTGTCGCCTTATGTCATACGATTGTCAGACGATTTTTTGTAAAAACTGATACTATTCTATCATTTTCGGACCTGTCAAAGACCTAACACAACTAGCCTTGTTTATAAAAATTTAAGAAAAGTTTTATAGTTTGTTTACTGTTTTTCGGAGATTTTGTAAGATATGCCCGGACGCGTTGTTGATTTTGGATGTTACAAAAAAGACAGCCGGAAAAGCTGCCCTTTGTTTGTGAATTATCTTTTATCTGTTATATATATGCCCTAAATACTCTTTTGGGTACCTTCTAACTCTATTCATGTGTATCTGTATGATAGTTTCTGCCGCTTCCCTTAATTCTGGATAAAACGATACAACCTCCATGATATACTCTGGCGCGTGTCCGGTATCGCGCTTATAGAAAACTCTATAATCATCAACATTATAATCATCCCCAATATCCAACAATATCTTGTGGTACAGTTCCTTTCTGCTGATCCCATAGGCACTACAAATCTGCTTGAATAGAGGTTCATGGTCTTTCATCCAAGTGTTAGCCAACGATGGATAATGACCTTCATGCGGTTGCGGTACATCACTTCGATTTATCACTTCGTTTTGCAACTTTCCACAATTGAAATATGAGCTTACAAGTCTTCTTTGCACTTTCCAAGACAAATCATCATGGAATGACTTTACAAGCATTAAATATCCTGTTTCTGTAAATAAAAAGACTTTCAAATTCGGGTTCCCTTTTAACGGTTCGGAATTAGGGACGAAATTCGTCCCGAACTCTTTTCTTGTTAATTCAAAGTAATCTTCGTTCAAAATAAAATGTTTTCTATTTTGTTTAAAACTACGCTTTGCCGTTCCGTTAGGTCTTTGATGTACTCTGTCTATATCATTAAAAGTTACAACCCTTTGAGAATCCCAAACTTTGATTGCTGGAATTTCCAATTTTTCTAATTCCTCCATTGCTTTCTCCTTTCTCTTTAGTTTTTGAACAAATCATTTCCGTTTTACCAACAAATTACTTATTTTCTAAGCTGTCTAAATCTTTTACAACCAATTCAGAAACATAAGCATTACAACTTTTTCCGGTCAATACTTTTATCCTGTTTTTTGTCCCCTTTGGTAAATTAACTGCTATTCTGTCAAACTTGTTATTGTAATTCTGAATAGCTTTCTTTGTATACTCTGGAGTTTTTGCCATTGTCTCACCTCTTTTAATATTCAATTTATATAAACATATTATCAATTATCGTTAAATATGTCAATATTCAAGTTATATAATCAGCTATGCGTATAATCATATATTCAACTTATATAATATTCACAATAGCCACACAAATTCAACTTATATATTTTAGTTATATTGTCGGTTGAATATTCAACTTATATATGTTACTGTATATTCATCAAGAAAAACACAAAACAGAAATGGAGAGAAACAATTATGGAAGAATTATTAAAAATTGCTTATGAAAACTTTTTAGACACAAACGATGTAAACAATTCAAAGAGTGTGAGAATTATCAATTCTGCTTGCTACAAGATGTATGATTCGGTTGACAGTCTTAAGGATGTGTTGAGCGAAAAACTGTATAACGACATTAGCGATAAGATAAGGGATGGTGTTTGCGACATTCAAGAAGCGGCTTTTATTGCTGGATTCGCGTGTTGCGCAAAGTTCCTTACAAATGGCAAAACAGACTTGTTACCAAACGAATAGAATTGAAAGGAGAATATTAAAATGGATGAATTTATTAAAATCGTATGTTCAAGTCAGCTTGACAATGAAACCGGAAATGCCTTTGTTGAATACTTCTCTCCCTTAACAGAGAAGCTGAAAGGGTTATTAAGTGAAAATTTATATTCAGAGTTCGAGGAACTGCTTTTTAGTTGCTGTGCAAAGAATAATGATTTTTACATGACGGAAGGCGCGAAACTCGCTATAGAAATAATGAAAGGTTCTTACATTCCGAAAGTCTGACACAATTCCGGCGGCGATTCAAACCGCCGGATTTATTTTTGCCCTAGCACAACGATGTTTTCTTTCGTAAAAATCAAAGACCGCGCCGCATAGTCACTTTTACTCAACTCTTCTATCAGCTTTTCCCTAGTCATTTCCGGATTCGTCCGGTGTACGTACTGTAAGAGTTCTGAAATTTTATCCATTATGCAACAACCTCCATAAGTTCAATCAATAGTCTGTCTGCTATTTCAAATACTTCTCTTCCGTATGTAGCCAAGAAGTCTGCTACAATTTCCTCGGTATCAATATCCATGTATACATTATACGAGAGACAGAACGCATGACATAATTCGTGGCATAACACACGGTCAAGGAATTTTCCGCGTAGATCATCTGCAAGATATATCGTTTTCGTGTCCCTGTCGGTCATGCCTACCGTTCTGCTTCCATCACTTCTCTGTAGCATATCGCTGTAACGCGATACTTTGACCAAATTCCACATTTCATTGTTTATCGTGAACAATTTACCACCTCGCAAACAAAGAGGGCAAAATGCCCTCTCTATTACATTTTCGTGACAAGCGTAGTCAACTTTGTCTTGGTCAACTGTTTCTCTTCTGGGGACATACCGGAAAACAGTTCGGTCACATCTTCTGAAAGAGATTTCATGTACTTTTCAAGTTCTTTCATCTTTGCGTCCTTGTCAGCCGCGGAATCTCCGTGGTGCAGTTCTTTTGTTTCGATATAGCTTCTCCGGCTCATACCGGCTCTGCCCTCTCTTGCATCGTGAGTACCGGTACTCATGCCATTATTTCCGCTCATAGGCTCTGAATAATACATCTTTCCCATACTCATTCTGTCAAGGTCTCTCATTCGGTCGTATTCCGGCATATTTTCCCATTCGTGGTAATCTTCAGGCATCTGATGATAATACGGCGGTTCTACATATCCTCTGCGTGTTCCACGCCCTTTCGGTGCGAATCTGCCATTTGCATAGCGGTAATGGTCGTAAAATCTTCTGTCCGGATAATCCTCGTACTGTTCAAGCATACGCATAATATCTTCATTGTCTTCGGACTTCTTCATAGCTTCAACAATGTTATAGTCCTTGTCAAAGCATACGATGTTCTTTGCAATCTCTGTCCAATCCTTAAGATCATCAAGGTTTTGACCCTCAAAATTCTCAATTCCGATTCCGTCAACGTGGGCTTTCACGCAATCCATAATCTGTTTCGCAAACTTATGCATAATATCAAGCCTCCCTTACTGCAATCAAATTACTGTTCTGAACCTCAATAGCCTGCGTAGACGTATTCTGCACCGCTACTGTACTGCAACAGCCACAAGGTACATCAACATATGC